GATCAAAAACTTCTCAAAAATTATCATCTAAAGTTATGCTTATGAAAAAAAATGGCGGATATATTATTTATGAATAAAAAAATAAACTTTGAAAGGGGGTACATATCAAATGAATAAAATAGTTTTAATTATTTTATTAGCTTTGACAATGACCGCATGCGCTAACAAGAAGGTAATGGTTGGCAAAAAGTGTGCAATAGATGATGATATAGCTGGCTATGAAAATACAAAAACAGTTACCTCATCATGGATTTGGTTTGTTGAAAAAGATACAGATTGGTCTGATGTAATCAATAAAGAAAATTGTATTGATTAAATGGCTGAGTTAAAAATTAAGACCCTGTGCTATTGGATTTTAGCTCGGGGTCTTTTATATCGTCAACTAATGTTGCGTCTAAGTCAACGAGATCAGGAGTATCTGTCCAAGATACAGAAATTTTCTGATCTATATTCTGTTTTATTGGCTTGTTATCAGAATAAAGATCGGTTAGCTTCCCAGCTAGGTATTGAATAAACTTTGTTTTTTCTCTGATCCATAGTATTTGATTTGGATTTTCAACCTCTTGGTATTGGAATATTTGTAACAGTTTATCTATTAATGTTTGAATACCAATCTTACGAGCTTCAACTATCTTATCGTTGAGGTCTTTGTTTTTCTTTAAGATGCTGTAAAACTTTTGTAAGCTCATCGGTGAGACAGGAAGGTTTTTGTCTTGCACTATTTCTGTAAGGGTCTTTCCGTCTACTAAGTTGCTTATAATAATATCTTGATTTTTTATTAGTTCCAATTCTAGGTTTGACTTTGTTGTTGTAGTAGTCTCTAATTTCTTGGATTGATTTGTCTCTAAACTGTCTGAGCTTTGAGAGTTGTTTGATTCTTGTTTCATCTGTATAGTTTGGTTGATTGAAACCTTTTATATTATTTCCGCCATGAAACCTACATAAATATTTTCCATTGGCTGTTAAATATCCTTTTGCTAAACAAGGTCTTTTACTTCTTCTTGTTAGACCTTGACAGAAAACTTTTCGTTGCTTGAACCCTGCCATATTCTTTCTTATTCTTTGCTACCTTATTCTTATAAAAATAATTAGTTTTCTTTCGCACATTATCCACTATTTTAGGATCAATACTTATATAAGTTTTATTTTTATCCTCTTGTATTTCAAGAGCCTTCTTACAAAGGTATGGGTTGTCATTATTATCAATAGCTTTCTTAAGCTGTTCAGGGGGGTATTCATACGCTATTTGTTCTATAATATGGTTCGTATCGCTACCACCTTCTGCAAGAACTCTTATAAAGTTACTAATGCTAGTTTTATATGATAGTTCTTCTAATAGTGACCTATCAGAAACACCGGTGTTCCAATTTGAAACATTAGTGTTTCGTTTTGAAACATCATCTCTAAAACCTACAATATACTTAGCATTTATTGTGTATAATAGTGTAGATTTGAGTCTTTTTTTATGTATAATACCCGCTTTTTCTAAAAGTTTTGTGGTCCTGTATACAGTAGTGCGAGATAAACCAGACATATTAGCAATGGTAGCTTTGCGTGGATAGCAAGTCAGGGTTTTAGAGTTTGCAAACTTGAGTAAACATATAAATACAAGGAAGGCGTTGGCTCGTTGCTTGTTTGGAATAGTTCTAAACTGTGAGTCCTCAAACAGACTAAACTTTACCCTGATATGTGGCTCATATTTATGTTGCATTTTTGCAACACTTTCTATGTTCGTCATGTAGTGAATATAAATAAGCTAGCCATTGGTCTTGGCTCATGTGGTAAATCGCACTCACAGGCTCTGTGATGCGCTTAATTCTAAATTTCATATCAACCCCTTGGGGAGTGTAAAAAACTAAAAATCCGGGTACTCCTAGTGCCTCTGCGACCCTCTTTGTGAGGGTAGTAGCCTTGTAAACTTGACCTTTGTCATAGCATGTCTCTTTTACAGCTAATGGTTGATAGCACTTAGGACATACCTCTATGAAATCTATATCAATTCCAGCTAAATCAGGGAAGCGTCTATGCCAATCATTATAACTGCCATTACTAAATGCGTAGGTCCATCGTGCCATTAGTTATTTTTTTTGTTTGTTTTTTAATACCAAAATAATGTTGTCTTTCAATTCAATATCTTTTTCTAAAGCAAGAATAATACCAGATTGTTTTTCGATATATCTTTTTTGTCTTTGTATCTCTTTCTTAGCTTCTTTTAATTTAGATGATAGCTGCGCATCTTCAAACATACCAGTATAGGTCATTGTAGTTTCTCAATCTTTTTAACAACTCCTCTAGGGTAAACAGTTATATTACCAACTGTAAGCTCACCATCATCATCGAAACTATGAGATGCAAAGATGATTACTCTTCTTGAATCTTTGAATAAAAGATAACCAGTATCTTCACACCAAGAATAGACTTGATCTTTTGCTTTATTTAAAGTCATCCATTCCGGGTTCGATACAATATCTTGCCAGTATATTTTGACTCTTTTGTATTTAAACTTTTTTATTTTTTTCCCAGTACTCTTCATAAAAATCATTTGGTTGAACTTCATTGTTCGTGCCATTTTTTATCTTCAACATAAAATCTGGGTGAGGTATACGATCACCTTTGGCATAACGAATAATGTTTGTTGCTGGGTTAAAATTATGTATCTTCAAAACATTTGCTGTTTCTGAATAACTATAACCTTTCTTTTTTATCCAATCTTTTAGTCTCATAAATCCTTTCGGTTGCCTTGTTATAGCCATATTGGCAAGTTAAATCAATAAAAAAAAACACTAGACAAACTGGTATATAATGAACTATAAGGAGTAAAACAACTATGAAAAAACCAAACGAAATATTTAAGCTCTTATCAGGTGGCGAAGGCTTAGATCATTTTAGTTTTTCTCAGCTCTCCAAAAGATACAAACCTATCTCAATGTGGATAGTAGATTATTTTTGTAGAAAACAGGACCAAAGAAGGAAGGACAAGAAGAGATATAAACTTGGCTTTGGTAGCTGTGCTAATAACGTAGCGCAAAATTTAATTGGTAAGTATTATTTTGAGGGAGCTGATAGAAAAGAAATAAAAGAAAGAGATTACAAAAAAGTATTTCAATTTGAATATAATAAATATCTTAAAGAACCATACGATAATAACGATAAAAAAATAAGAGAACAAATAGATCAACATATACATGATACAATCACAAACATATTAACTGCTGTTAAAAATATATTTCAAGATAAAGAGCTTACATGTGAAAGGTATGTAAGTATGATACTTGAAGATTTAGTTATAGGTATAACTGGTCGTATAGATTTTGAAACCGATGATGATTTTGCTGAGTGTAAAACAAAACCACCTACTGCAAAATTTATAAAAGGTGATTTAAAAATATATACTCAAACACTACCAAAAGAACCAGATGAAGAGAACATACCTCAAGTTGCCTTTTATAAAAAAGCTAGCAACAAGACTCCATTTTTATTTTACGCAAACGATAAAGACTTTATTATTTTTGATGACACACATGAAAAACTATCAAAGGATTATTTAGATTATAACTTAGACCAAATGATTAAGAAGGCTAAGACTATACAAAGATTACTTTTATTAAGTAATGGTGATCCAATGCGTATGGCTGAGTTAGTTGAAAGACCTGATACTACACATTGGACCATGAATGATGCGAGTAAAGAACAACTACAAATAATTAAAAAATTGTGGGGATAACTAACAACAAACAAAAAGGAGAAACATGTCTTGGTTAATATACAAAGGAAAAGTAATAGGCACTTATACTTTTATTTATGCACAAAAAGTATGGGGTTTGTTACCATTTTAAATAAATGAAAAAAACAACTAAAGGAATACTATGGAACATTTAAAATTAAGAATAGCAAAAGTAGTAGATAAGTGCAAAGAAGATGGAACTTACATGGACCCAGAGACAGGTAAAAGTTGCATCAAAGCTGCAAGTAAAATCAAATATTTTATTGAAGAGTTTGTAGGCGAGATAGGTATAAAAACTAGCATCAAATCTTTTGATGATTTTTATGTCGGCTACACAGAAATAAAAGATAAAGATGGTTTAATACTATCAACAGGACATGCTAAAGTTTTCAGAAACAAACCCAATTCATTTGAGTGTGCTGAAACTTTTAGCTTATCAAGAGCTTTATCTTTCTTTGGTGTAATGGATAATAACATTACTTCAAAAGAAGAGTATGACCACATAGGCATACCTTTAAAAGAAAGAGGAAGTGCTGATGTAATTGAACATCCTAACTCTGTATCGGGAATGACTTATATAGCATCTCTCGCAAAAGTTAAGTTGTTGGGTACACCAGTAGAACACATCATTGAACTTATATCAAAAGCAAAACATCCAACGAGGTTGCATTACATTAAAAATGTTTCCTTTGCGGAAGAGTTCAATGTTGCATTAACAAGACATCCTGCGGTTTATAGAGATTTGATGGATCGTTATGACGTTAGGATGTTACAACTTAACAATCAAGGAGCAAAAAAAAATGGGTGATAAAATATATATTAAACTCATACCAAACGAGAAAAGAACTGCACCTAATCAACCAAGTTATGTTGCACCGCCAAACTTAAAAAGACCAGATAAGAACTGGACTATTGGCGTTGAGATAAATGGTAAATGGTACAGCCAAGCTGGTTTTGACGAATTAGCTGAGAATGGTGAACCGACAGGTGGTTTGACAATTTGTTTAACACCAAATGAAAAATCTCCCTCTCAAGGTTCAGGAGGTGGAGGAACACCAAAATTTGCATACAAAAAACCTTATGCAAAACCGGGTTCTTATGCTAAATAACAAGAACATAAGTTGTAATTATTTATAAGACTTATGTCTGATGAGGCGGAGTTTTTGAGTCATCCTTTCGGCTCTCTTTTTAGTTGTTTTCTCTGCCTCATCCCCTGATTTATGACAACAATAGACCTCAACGAAGAAAAAATAAAAAAAATTATGGCAGATCGCCAAAAAGATTATGGTGATTATGATGAGAATTTCAGATTACTTGCAATAATATTTAATGTTATTTTGCATGATATTTTAAAAGATGATATACAACCACATCAAGTTGCACAACTTATGATGGGGTTAAAATTATTTAGGACTACAAAAAAATTTAAGAGTGATAACTATGATGACTTGGAAATCTATACAAAAATGGCTAAAAACCTACATAAAAAAACTATAGACAAAAAGGATAAAGATGACTAATTATATAAGAATTAAATCTGGCGAAGCAAATTTTATTTTGTCTGAAAGATTTGAGAGTGTTGAAAAGGCTGCTGATCCCAACGCACAGGGAGAGTTAGTAGAATGTGAAGTTACTGGACTAAAGATAGACTTCACTAAAGTGAAAAAGGAGAAGGATGGACAAGTTACGACAACGACTCCAAAAACTCAGGGACTTGCAAGCAAAGAAACATAGCAAGTTTCTTGAGACTCAAGATAAAGCTAAGAAGTATAAGAAAGATAGCTTTAGATTGATTTGGAAGATTGAAAGAACTAAAGAAATGTTGATGCGATAAGCATTAAAATTATAAAAAAAACAACAAAGACCGAGGGGATTCTATGGCTCTATTAAAAACAATTTGCAAAAAACATATCAAAGATAAAGGCAACAATTATTTTATCTATGTTCATAAAAAGGCATGGTATCTATTTACAGATGCTGAACAAAAATTATATGAAGATGGTTTTATAAATGGTTACAAACAAGCTCAACAAAATAAAAAGAAAGGTATTAAACTAGCAGAGCAAAAACCAGTAAGTAAATATAGTTGGGTTAATAGACAAATTGTTTATCAATTTTCAAAGCCAAAACAAGATATACTTAATTCTATAATTAACAAAGTTTGTATAAGATATGAAGTAAGTAAAAAAGATTTACTTGGTAAAGTAAGATCAAGAGATGTAGTTAGATCAAGAAACATCTGTCAAAATATTTTATATGATAAATATAAAATGAGCTTATCAAGTATTGGAAAAATATTTGGTCAAGACCACACCACAGTAAACTATGCTATACAAATGAAACTACAACAAAAATATTATTGGGATCCTGCTCAAACTATTTGGGGTGAGTATGATGAACTAATTAAGTTCTAGCGTAGTTAGGTCTTTTACCTTTTCTTGGTCGTCTCTCAGCAGTTTTTTTTCTTGATACAGCAGCACGTCTTTGTGCAGGTGTCATGGCTCTAGCTTTTGCAGCAGGTACACATTTAGGATAGTTACGTCTTTTTTCTCCTTTGCTCCTACCACACTTGGGAAAGCCACCACCTTTCTTTGGATTAGCAATGTCTACCCAATTAGCTCTTACCCATGAACGTAAACCTTTAGACATTATCCATTTGTTTCCTTATGTTTTTTTTCTCTTAGTACGTTTAGGTTTTATTCTACCGCTACATACACCAGCAGCATACATGTTAGCATAAGCGCTGGGGTATACCTTAAATTTTCTTTTAGCAGCAGCTTTACCTTTTGCACAAAGTTTAGCCATATCTTTTCTTTTTACCTTTTCTTAACTTTGCAAAGTCAGCTCTTGTAATTTTATCTCTAGGTTCAGCAACTCGAGCTATCTTCATTTGTTTCTTAGTATATTTTTTTTTACCTTTACCCGGCATTATCTTTTACTCGTTTTCATTTTTGTTTTATTTTTTTTCTTATCCATTTTCTTTTTTTTACCCATTGGTTTCTTCATTTTTTTTCCATAGTGTCCCGGCATTGTGCCTCCTTTTTTGTATGACAGTATTTATCAAAACAACTTCCATCACGACCATCGTGGCAAAAGTGTTTCTTCTCTCCATTTATAATCCATCCACCCTCGTTATTCAACAATTCTTTTTCACACATATTACAATACCCACAAACAAAAATTCTATCTTTGGTTTTATTCCAAGTTTTTCTTACCATTTTTTACAGGACCAATAACGTGCTGTAAATTTATCTGTTGCTGTATTACATCTATGTCTTGCTCTAAAACTTTTTCTAGCTGCTGGATTTGATTTACGAATTTTCATATTGGCATCTCCATACCTAATAATTTTTGATTTGCCACCTTTACATGCTTTGACTACAAATTTTTTACCACCTTGAACTTGTCGTTTAGGTGTGTTGCATTTCATTTTTGATTTATCTATTGCCATATTAATCTATAATCTTTGTAATTTTTTTTTGACCCATATATATCTCTGTTTGTGCTTTAACTTTTTTACATTCAAATCTAACACGTTGTGGATTTACTTCACGCAGAGCTATGCGCTTTGATTTGAGACATGCAGATAAAGTATCTTTATAAGTAAATTCTACTCTCTCATTATTTAGAAACATTATTAGTGCTATAACTATTTCCATTTTCTCTTACCTTATCTTTTAATTTTTCAACATCATCACGCAATCTTTCAATATCTTTTATCATTCTTTGAATGTTTACGCCATTGTGCATCATCTCATCTACACGCACTATAGTCTTTTCCAAATCAGATGCTAGTGATTCTTGAATCAAAAATTGCTCCTGATCTACTGGCTTCTGATCGGAAGCCTTGAGCAGGTCAGATTGCATAAGCTCACGACTTGTTTCAAGAGACGTAAGTCTAGCAGTAAGTTCTGTGTAACCGATTACGCCAGCGATAATTCCAGCAATAATAGCCAACATGTTTTTAATTGGCATGCTTACTGATGTGCTTTCGCTGATTTTCATTACAATATAGTTGCTATAACAATAACTAAAATAATTATACCTGATACAACTTTATGGTCAGACCAAAAATGTTTTATCACTTCTTTTATTTTATCCATAATATTATCTCCTTGATTTGATATACCATGTTTTTATTTACATTCCACCTCTGTTTTTACGTTTGTAGGAACGCTTTTTATGCTTATTCATACTACTCATTTTAACTCTACCACCACCTATGCTAGTTCTTTTTGGTATTCTTTCGTGAGGTATTTTTTCTACGTTGAACTTTTTTCTTGCCATATCCTTGTTGAGATAAGTGTGTTACCTTTTTACTGTATTGTTGTACGAATATTTTTTTAACCATATATCCTTTTGTTTTAATCCTTTCTCATCCTGTTTAGTTTTTGTTTTATGATCTATTTTAGTTATATCAATTACTTCAACTAAAGCATATCTATAAATTTTGGTATCAGAATTTTTCCATTGAAAATGTAGTAAATGTTTAGGTTGTTCATAGTTAGATAATAAAGAGGGATCAAAGGCAGCTAGTGTCATTTTTTAAATTTTTTATTGGACAATAAATTAGTAACAGATATTCCATAGTTGCCACCCACTACAATAAAAATTAAATATAAATAAACTTCTGGTATATTTTTGAGTTGTTCAAAATAAAACTCTACTTTTTTTAACATAGCCATATCACCATAGAATGTAGCATAAGCAAGTATACCTAGTGGTGCTAATATAAATGCACCTAATACTAAATCTAGTATTAATGATCCATTTCTTTTTGCTCTTTCATTACCAGTTTGCATTTCTTGTAAAGCAATTTGATGTTTGCGTTCACTCTTCTCTGCTCGTCTAGTCATAAAAGTTCCTACAGCTTTAGAGCCTATTTTAAATAATATATTGTATGGCAGCATATTAGTTATTTAATCCACATATATAATTTCAACCTTTAATTTTTTCTGTATATCACTTTTAGGTCTATTTATCAATGATCCAACTGTGTTCCTTTTATATCCATCTTTAGCCATAAAATCTTTTTTTCTAGTGTTTTTTGATTTTACATCATAGGCTTTATACTCACCTGTTTTAATATTTAGAGTTATAATATCAATAGGACCAAGACCTCCTAATGGTGTGAAAACTAAAATGTTTGGGTCTTTGGCAAATTTAAGTTGTGCTGTTATTTCGCTAGTTAGTCCTGCTATCGTTGAGGAGTGCCTAACCATTCCATTTAAAGTAGCCTAGCAAAGCTCCTGCTAGTCCACCTAATATAATTAATAAGTTGATTGCTCCTTTCCCTTTTGATACGTCTGTTCTTAGTTGTTTTATTTCTAATCTCATTTCATCTATTGCTTTGAATAGTGTTTTCATTCGTTCTGCGCAAACTTTCTCATGTGTTGAAAGTCTAACTCCAGCCGATAACTCCCCATAATCTTTACTTGTAACTTTCTTTTTTTTACGCATTGACTCCCTCTACTAAATATTCTTTGCAATAAAATTTTATATATATCTCGTATTCATTTACATCATCAGGTCCTATCTCTATTATTTTAGAACTTGATTCTTTATAACCAGCTATCATACATGAATAAACATCATCATACAATCTATCATCTAAAGGGATTGGTTCTAAGCAAGAAGTAGCAACACCGCTACAAAGAATCATACTTAATATGAACTTCATAATTATTGTTAGATTTCAACCCAAGTTTGGGTATCTTCATTCCATAAATAAATTTTTCCATCATCAGGATAAGGTGTTGGTGATTCCCAATTACAAGTATCTTCATTTAAAGTCCAACTTTCATGTGGTTTTGGAGGAATAAAAGCATCTCTTTCTTCATCATAAGTATAACCTATTCCAGCAAAATTTTTTCTAAAACTACTATTGTAAGATGTTTGTTTCCATATAGACCAACCTGTTAATTTAGTTAAAAAATCTACTCCAATTACTTCTTGTTCTATTCCATCTGCATCTAATAATTCATTATTATTAATTGAAAGAACTTCCATTACTTTATTATTTAATCCTATTTTTGAAAAATATGCCATTATGCTGTGTAACTCCCCGATCCTGTAAATGTTAAAACTGTTTTACCACTAACTCCTGTAGCAACTGTTGGACTACCAGATGTTGTACCAGAATAATCTGCGTCTAACATACTTAATATAACAACTCCTGATCCTCCAGCTCCACCAGCGACTGCATTGTTTCCTGAAGCTCCACCACCGCCAGAACCAGTATTTGCTGTTCCAGCACCGGGTGTATTACCAGATCCACCTCCAGCACCGCCACCTCCAGCTCCGCCAGCACCTGATGGTCCACCGCCATCTGAATAACATGATCCTCCTCCGCCACCAGCACGAGTAACTGCTGAACCTGTAATAGAAGATGATGCACCAGCACCACCAACACCACCAGCAGAAGATGATCCATCTCCACCAGCCGCACCAGCACCGCCTCCGCCTCCAGTTGCATAATTTGGTCCACCGCCACTTACTGAATATGCGTCTCCTCCGTCATTACCTTGACTTGGAGTTGTGCTTGGAGTGTTACCACTAGCACCTAAATTTGTATTGTTTATTGTACCAGCTCCACCTCCACCAGATCCACCAGTTGCAGCAGAAGTATTGTGACCATAAGCACCTCCACCTCCACCGGTAGAAGTTATTGTTGTAATTCCTGAACCTGAAACAGAAGTGTCTGATCCACTTCTAGCAGAACCCCCTGAGTTTACTGCTCCAGTTCCTCCTGCACCTATTGTAATTGTATAGGTTTGTGTTTTTGTAAAAGTTTGAGTTGATGTTCTATAACCACCTGCTCCTCCAGCTCCACCATGTGCGCCTGATCCTCCAGCACCACCACCAGCTATAACTAACATTTCTACTGAATAATTTTGTGCTGTTTCTAAAGAAACATCATCGTCAGAAGTTGGAATCCAACCTTGTGTTGTTCCTGAATATACTATTCTAATAGATTGACCATTAGTGCTGTAAACTGGTTTTGGTGATGTGTTTCCTTGATATTTAAGAGATCCTTGATCTAATGTAAGATTATTAGTTGCAAACGATCTTGAGAAATCGACAAATTCTATTACATCTCCTATACTTGGAGAGCTAGGTAAATCAACTTCAAAAGCACCACCTGATGTATTTATAAAATAACCTTTTCCTGCGGCAGCAGTAAAAGTTGAAGTTTTAACAGATGATTGCCAATCAGTTCCTGTTTCTATTGTAGTAGAACTTCCAAGTGCTACAGCAGAACCATTTATAGTAATTGATTCATTTGCTATTTTAGCATTAGTTATTGCATCATCATCAATTTGTGAAGTTCCTATTGCACTATTTGTACCTGATACAAAATTTGCTAAATCTCTTGCTTTTGTCATATTACCTCGCTGTACATGGTACGTTGTTTGAACCTACTAATGATTGACCAAATGCCATAAGAATAAATGTATTATTTGCTTTATTAATACTTGTATTATTGCTCATAATTTTAATACCATTAGATACAAAATCAACCATTCCAGTAGTTGTATCTTCAGCATTATTTAAATTTGGAAATAATCTATAATTTTCGCTGTTATAACCATTTCTTTTATTATCTATAATTACCCAATTATTTGTACTTTCAAATTCTTTAAATATAGCAAAAGCAGGTCTGAAGCCGCAGTAAATAAAAGTTCCATTATTACTTGCTCCATTTCCTATATATGATGAGAAGCGACTATAACCAGTTTTTTCTGCAAAGCAGTAAGCTACACAAGATGCGTTTGCTCCTACATTAGCAACATTACCAGTCCAAACAGTATTTGTTGGATCTGTATTGCCAAAAGCTGTGCTATTTTGTTGAGATTGAGTGTCAAAGAAAACTGCTTTAGTCCACCCAATACTATCATGTCCAATTTGCCATCCACTTGATGTTACTGGTCTGTATATAATAAATTTTGGAGCAACACCTAAACCATGACCAACAGTAAATGTTCCTGATGCTGGAGTTGTAAATGTTGAAATTGAAAAACCTGCTGTCGCATTTGCTGAAAGAGTTGCAGATACAGAGCCATCAGAGTTTGATGAACCTGCACCATTTGCTTTCCAGTTCCATGCTACATAAGTTGAGCCATTATTATTATAATTAGCATCATCTGAATGTGAGCCAGTTCCAACAACAAAATTATTTGATGCTACTGATTGTATATATCCTGTGTCTGTATAAGAACCTGCTGCATTAGTTAAGTTTGGATATATAACTGTACCAGCAGTATAACCTCTTACAGCATCTTGAATACTATGGTTTGTTGCTACATTTCTTCCTTTAACCCAAATCATATCGCTTTGGAATGTATTTGAAATTGTTTGGTTTGAGCCAGTTCCAGTATAAGTTGCTGTATTAAAATAATCTGTAGATTTATTAATTGTTGAATATGCCATAAAACCTCCTATAAATTTAATCCTTTTGTTGATAAAGCTGTAAAGCCAGTTGGTACATCATACTCAAATATTCCATTGCCTGATGCGTTAGTTCCTGCACTAGATACTGCTGTTGTTGCAAAGTAGCCATTTCCAAAGTTTGCTTCAGTATAACAAACTGTGCCTGATGCGTTATCTGATACTGCAAAAAAATATTCTTTGTCTGCTGTTATTGAATATCCTCCAGTTCCATTTGCAGGATCTGCCGAATTTTGAAAAGTACCATTTTTTGACACATATAGTTTGTTGTTATCTAAATCTACAGCTATTCCAATAATATCATCTGCTGTATAAGCATCATAACCAGATGTAGTGTAACCTACACTATCGTTTCCCACAGCTCCACTTTGATAAGCAAAACCATAAGTAGAATAAGCAAAATTATATTGACTTGCTCCTGTGCCTTTTTGAGCAATACTTAAATTAAAAGCAATACCTATTAAATTTGCTGAAGCAGTTTTAGGTTTAAACTCTGCATAATATTTTCCAGTTGACATTCCTAAACTTGAAAACCAAGAGTTGCTTCTGTTGCTAGAATAATTGCTTCCAGTTTGCGCTTTGGTGTTTCCGTATGTTAAACCCATTGTGCTATTCGTAGCTACAAGTCTATTAAATGTAGCAAAAACATTACTTGGACAATCTTCTGTTTTTGTAAGTGTACCAGCACCTAATGTAAAATTATTTCCTTGACCACTTCTATCTGTTACTGCGTTGTCATCTTTTAATAAAAAGAAACCATTTGTTCCATAAGTAACACTAGGAGAAGTATTTATTTGCCATTCTCCAGTTGTGCTGTCTGTTGAACCAACTGCTACTGTGCTACAACCAAGACGACATACTTCAGCTTGATTAACAGCAGTATTTTCATTTTGGTTTGGATATGTTGCTGTTGAAAAAGAAGTTTCTAAAACACCATTTATGTAAAGTTTAAATCTATCTGATGCTGTGCTTTGTGTTGTATCACACTTTGCAACAATATGCAGCCATGCGTTAGTATCTCTAAATACTCTATTAGTTAAAAATTCTGAACCTGAACCACCAGAAACAAGATAAAATCTAAATTTATCACTATCAAATTGAAAACCATAATTTCCACCACCACTTTTCCAACCAAATACTCTTATGTCAGATGATGATGCTAATGCACTTCTTTTTATCCATGCACTCATTGTCCAAGTTTTTCTATTACCTGCACCACTAAATGTTTTTGTTAAATATGTACTAGCCATTAGTTAAATTTCTCCATTGTTAATTTTAGTTGAAACATGCTCCTCCAGTTGCACCGAAGCTAGATTGTAAACTAAAATCTCTGTCTACTGTCTGACCTTCAGCATCTGTAATTCTTAATGTGAAATTATACAAAGTTGCTACTGTAGAAGTTCCACCAAAATCACTTGTAGTTATTACACCATTTGAAGCTAAACTGCAATTAGCACCTGATGATGCAGTTAATACATTTCCACCTGATGTAACTTCACTAAATGATATAGCACTATCAGATGATCCTTGAACTGTAAATACTGTACCAGAAAAATTACCAGCAACTGTACCTAATTGACCTGCGGCAGTTGTAAATGATGGTGCAGTAGATGCAGTTAAAATATTGTTTGTTGATCTTCCAGCATTACCATCTGGGTTCTCTATTCTTACAAAATAATTTCCTGATGCTAAAGTAAGATTAACAGATAATGTTGTAGCGTTTGTAAATGATACTGTGTTAGCATTTGTAATAGCACCAGTAGAACTATTAATAAATTGTACTTGAGGTATTGAAACAAAATTTGTTCCTGTAATATTTATTGTTGTAGCAGTAGCTGGAGCAATAGTTTGAGATACATCTGCTACTGTTGGTTTAGTTTCTGCTGCATCAATCCAAGATAATTGGTTTGTAGAATTACCATTACTAGCTAAAACTTGATTTGCTGATCCAACATTCTGAGGTAATATTAAAGTGTATGATTGTCCAGCAGAGTGAGGTGGTGCTTTTATTTTTACACCATGAGAATTTTGTGAACAGTTTAATTGTATTTGACCATCTGCTGAAGAACCATCACCTTTAACAATTAAAGTTGGTGAAGGCAAACGATCATTATTTAAAGTTCCTGAAGTTATTGATGATGCTGCAATAGAGGCTACGTTAAATGTACCAAATCCAACTAAATCTAACTTATCACCTGCTGTAGCACCTGATGCTAAAACAACTGAAGTGCCAGATGTTACTGTTACGTCAGTTCCATTTACTAATTTTACACCATTCAAATAAACATCAATAAAACCAGCATCATAAGCTAGAGTATTTCCATTATTATCTGAGCCTGTAAAAGTAGTTTGACCACCAGTAGCTGTATATGTAAACCTTGCCGATGTTCCATTAATGGTGGACCCCGCAGCACTCCAACCGCTTGATTTGTAAACTTTGAGTTCATTTTGTGTTGTATCAAAATATAAATCTCCAACATCTAAACTTGTTGTAGGAGCAGATGAGTCTACTCTGTATCTTTCACCAAAACTATTAACACCTGTAATGTTAGCTGCTGTTGTGTTTACGTTTGCAATATTTGAACCAACATTATTTACGTTTGTAATATTTGATCCCACTAAATTTATATTTGTAGCATTTCCAGCAACAGCAGTAATATTAGAATCGTTGTTTGCAACTGTTGTTACATTACTAGATATGCCTGCAACTGTATCAATATTTGCTTGTTGTGATGTTGTTGGTACTAATTGTTTCCATTGTGTGTTACCAAGATCATAAACCTTCATAACATTTATTGTTGTATTAAAATATAAAGCACCATCTGTTAGTGCATTACCATCATTATCTACTGTTGGATCAGATGTTTTACTTCCTAAAAACTTATCGTCAAACGTATCTAATGCTGCCTCTGCTGCGTTCTTTGCATTTTCTGCATTGGTTGCAGATGTTGATGCTTCACTAGCTTTTGTAGTTGCGGTTGATGCAGATGATGTTGCAGAATTTGCCGAGTTAGCTGCATTTGTTTCTGAAGTTGCTGCTGCTGTAGCCGAGTTTGATGCCGCAGTTGCTGAATTAGATGCTGCGGTTTGTGCAGTTGTTGCAGTTGCTGCATCCACAATTAAATCATATTTAGCTGAGTTTGCGTTTGTTGTTAAAGGTTGTGAACCTGATGCAGTATGTGCTGTATTTACAATAAAAATATTATTTGTTGATGTATCTTTAACTAAATCTCTCGCAACATAAGCTGTACCACTTGACCAATTACCTTTAAATGATCCTAGTTCTTGCGTAACAGATATTTCACCATTACCATCAAATGCTAAAATTTTATTTGCTCTGTCTGTTGCACCTACAGTAAATTCTGTAGATGTCATTGTATTTGTTCTTGAAAGTTTTATTGATCTATCAGCTTCTTCAGATACTTGTTGTGCAATCATAGTAGCACGATCCAAACCCTCTTCATGCGTCTCCGCAGGGAATGGATCATTCGCAATATAATCAATAGATTGCGTTTGCGGGACATTTCGTCTC